TAAGACGACTCTCACCACTAGAACGATTCATCCACCAGTAACCATTTTCCATGAACTCCCTAACCTGTTCTGGATATTTCAAAACATTTTTAGCAATGACTATTGGAATGTCTTTTTTTAATTTACAAGACTCAGGTATTTTGTCGAAAGATAAATCATTTAAAATGAATACCTCTTTCCATTTTTCACTAGCACATTTTATAGTCATAGCCACTCAGGTTTACGGTCAGGTATGCGAAGATAGTTAGTTGCAGCCCATGGCTTCGATGCAATGTATCTTCGATATGCAACGAAGGTGTCTATACTATCATCAAACTTCCATTCTTCAGGCATCGCACGAGGGAACTGTGTTGCCTTATGATAACAATCATTTGGAAGTTGTCCAGTCTTTTCATAGAATATTGCTTCTGCTTCTAACAATGGTTCTTCACATGTGTGTGTTTTATCATATCTTTCTGTATATTCATTAGACAATCCAAATCCATGTGCAATCAACCATGCGGTGTTGTATATGTTTTCTGCTGCCCAGGCGGTGCAGGGATGACCTCTGAAGGCGCCTTTCTCTGTTTTGTAGGGTGTACCATCCCTTTTGGTTAATTGACCCCAATCAAAGTACCATTTGGAATATACCATTGATAACATTTGACATGTCTCAAGGGGCATTTTGACAATGTGTTTGTCAGGTAATACTCTTGCCGATTCATAAGGGCAAGGTTCAGTCACGAATACATTCATAATTAATAATTATAGGTGCAGGGTCATTCCAATGGCGTATGTTCCCTGCGATAATGAAACAATTAGTAACAACTAACTGTATAAAAATAAAGGTGCGAATCTTTGCAATTGTGTCTGCTTCACTGTTAGACTTACCAGACTTTTCTCCAAGAGCTTTCGCCCATACTCTCCACCACTTCTTCATATACCTAACAACTTTCGTTGTCGTTCAAAGTATCCATGAAGAATCCATGAACTGCTGTTCATCTTTTCAGTTCCACCAACAGCCCACTCAAACTTTACTCTATCATTATTTCCAAACTTATCAAGCTCTGGTGTATTACCTTTTGCACGGTCTCCACCATTACAAAAGACAACTGTTTGAGATATCTCAAGACATTTCTCAATCGCACCACAAGCAGAATCATCAACATCATCCCAAGACACAACGGCATCAACCATATTCAGATGACGGATGATATCTGCTCTTTCTGTCCAAGATTGAAAGTATTGACCTTTCTTACGAGTCAACCAAGGGTCTCCATTCAGACCAACAACCAGATAGTTTGATAAATCTTTTGCTCTCTCAAAGTATCGAATATGACCACTATGTATTGGGTCAAACCCACCAGTGACAAGACTTACTTTTTCAAAAAACATTATTCAAATGTTGAATCAGGTTCGAGTGCAATGTAGTATTTTACATCAATATCTGTATTAGTAAAACAAGATAGAAGTTTTGATGATACAACCACGTTGTATGACCCAGGCAGAATCTTAATATTCTCTACCTTAAAGTTAAACACAAAGTCATTTATGGTTTCGCCAACGGTCACTGAGAAGTGATTGGACGTATCATTCTTCTTATCACGAACAACAATACTGATTGAACCATCTTTTCCAATCACTGATAAATCAGGAACTTGGTAAACTGCAGCAGCCTTAAGAAGTTTATCCAACTGATTAGTATTCAATTGAAAACAAACGTCTTCGGTTGGTAGAGTAATCGCTTTCTCTGGTGGACTTATGATTACATTTGGGTCTGCAAAGAAATACTTTGACCTTGCTCTGTCTTCACTAATGACGGTGTATCCTTCATTCTTAAAATCTAACTCAGGTTTTTGATGCAAACTCAATGCATTCAAGAACTGATTTAAATCGTAGACACCAAAGTCTTTTGGTATGTCTTCTTCAATTGTAGCCTCTGCGAGAATGTTTTTCATCACAGAGATTGTTCTCAAAGAGTTACCTTTCTTGAATAATATAGATTGATTAATCGTTGAAAAGTTTTTCAACAACATCAATGTTTTATCAGAAAGTCTCATTTTTTGTGGTCTAAGTTTCATGTCACTAATTTTGCTGATCACTGGATAAGTCTCATCTAAAGTTCCTTCCAGTGTTTCAGCAGCTAAACTATAGGCGTTTATCATAAAGGGAGTTTTACTCCCCTTATTATATCAGGATTGTGGTGTTTCGTCAACAGGTGTGAACTCAACATCAGCATCTACTTTGTCGTACAACTCCATGAATGCCTGTTTAGTCTCATCATCAAAACGATTCACACATACCTGAATTGCCTTTGCCTTATCCTTAAAGATGGAGAAAGCACGAACGATGTGAACCAATCTACGAGTACTAATGATTTCTTCTACACCACCATCATAGAATGTTTTACGAATGATGTCACCCCAATCAACTAATCTCTTACAGAAATCAGCGTCATTAACACCAAGAGTTGCAGCAATCTTTTCTAAGATCTTGTTCTCTACTGAGGGAGAGGGGTAGGATTGCTCGAAGGTAACTGGGAATCTTTCGAGGAATGCTTCGTTGAGCACGTTAGTTCCAATAAAGCGTCCGTCGTCTGAACCTTTACCCTTAGTATTTGCGGTGGCGAATATGTTGAATCCGTCTCTTGGCTCAACGTATCTTCCAATCTTTTTAAGGAAAAGACCATTTCCCTCAAGGACGCTCTGAAGGCAGAGGATTTTGTTAGAGGCAAGGTCGATTTCGTCAAGTAACAAGATTGCTCCTCGCTCAAGTGCTTCGATGACTGGGCCATTATGCCATACGGTCTCACCATTAACAAGACGGAAACCGCCAATAAGATCATCTTCATCTGTTTCAATAGTAATGTTTACACGGATACTTTCTCTACCCAACTGAGCACACGCTTGCTCAATACCAAATGTCTTACCGTTACCAGATAGACCAGTTACGAAAGTAGGATAGAATAATTTAGATGCAATAATTCTTTTAACATCTTGAAAAGAACCAAACTTCACAAAGGTATCATCTTTCTGTGGAACTAAGTTCTTCTCTACAGCTGGCATCGCAGAAGGAGACTTGAAAGACTTTTCAATATTCTCTACAGACTTTTTGGTTACTGTAAGATTCCACTTGCCTGGACTAACTCTGTACTTTTTGATTTTTTTAGTTACAGTTGCGTATCCAATATTGTTCATTGCAGCAAAAGCACGAACGTCAGCAGCAGTAAGTTCATTACCATATGTACTTTTTAATCCGTCAAATGCTTGCTGTTCTGTCATTTTGAGTTCAAAAGGTGCGAATGTTTTGTTTGTCATGATGTAATTTGTTTTCGTTACACCTATTATAATCCACCCAGATATAATATCTATATCAAATGTGACAGTTTAATAACTGGATTCCATCTGTTCTACCTTATCTCCTTCACAACAAGAGTAAGTTAAGTCTTCTGTCCAGTAAGACTTATATATTTTATTCCATACAACATCAAACTCTTCTTGATTCAAATTCTTAAACAGACATTTATCTTCTAGGTAGATGTGGTAGTATTTTGTCATTTTTGTTTTTTTAGTTCGTCTTCTAATTCTTTAACTAATTTCTTCTTACTGTGTCTACGATCTAATTCAATACCTAGTTCTCTACCAAACTCCTCTAACTCTATCTTAGATAGAGATTCCAAATCAACTTGGCCTTTATCAGAGTCACCCTCTATAATTTCGGGTTCTGGTTCAACTACGATAGGTGGAGTAGTTTTTCCACCTATTAAATCTCCAAATCTACTCATGGGTTTACTTTAATTGTTGCAAGTATTTATCAAGCAACCAACTCTATAAACTCACTCAATATCTTTTTGTTCATCTTTTTACCTTTAAGAGTCTTAGCAAATGCTCTCTTGATATCTGCCTTTGATGCATCTTCTTTGACTTCAAAATCTGTATCATTACTCAAAGCATTAGATGACAATCCAAAATAAGTATGATATCCAGAAGTCTTGATTGATGCGGTCTTTGTGTCTCTCCATACCACTCTTGCATTGATAAGATCTGTACCATCAAGATGAGTACTTAAGAAATTGTAAGAGTCTCCAGAGGTCAAAAGACGAATACCGATG